CACCATCCTTCTTGTGCATTACTTTAGGACGTTGCTGTACCTTAGTTAGAACACGCTTAGGCATAGCATCAGCTAACTGCTCTATCTTATCAGCCTTCATAGCTTCCCATTCCGCTAGATGCCCCTTAGCTTTGGTTACATCTAATTTCCACTGTAGGGCCTCTTGTTCTGCTGCACATTGTAGCTTGAACGTAAGGTAATCAGTGAAACGCCACTTCTCATCCTCATCAGGATACAGCTTCTTAAGTTTGATGTCTAAGTCACGCCATAGTCTAGCATTGATCTTAACGTCCTCATTACACCTGTGAGCATATTCTTCTGGTGTTAAGCCTACCCAATCCTCTACTTTAGGCTTAGGTACACCATACTCCTCACCATAGGATGCTAAGTTGTGGTCACCTAAGCTGCGACTATGGTTTAGATACCAAGACAGAGCTAACGTATCCACTAGCTTTGCACTTATCTTAACGCCTAGCACCTTTTCCACTGCGGGGATGTCAAACCTTACAATGTTGTGTCCTATCAGGATTGGTGCTTCCTCAAGAAAGATACGCATAGCTACATAGTCATGTGTGTGTTGCACGTTCCCTTGGTCATCCATCCAAGAGATAACATGGATCTTAGTGCTATCTAGTCCATCTGTTTCTATATCAAATACTGGCAATTATATAACCTCTCGTAGTGTAAATGTTTCTGAGTTAAACCGCATCATACCAGCCCTACCTTCTTCTGAGCATGGACGGTTCTTCTGTACTGTTATGTGCGTTGTATTACGTTCCTGTAAGTCTTCTGCCTCTTTGTCACGGGAGAGGTCTAGGATTACTGATGCACGTTGTCCAATCATCTTACAGTACTTAGGGTCACCATTGTCGTTAGTGTGAGCAATAGTAACTATACCTACGTTTAGCTCCGCTGATAATTTAGACAACCTGACCGATAAGTCAGCTAACATCTGTTCCTTACTCTCTTCTGACTGACCAGATACTACATCTTGAATAGGCTCAAAGAATACAAACTTACAGCCACAGGCTTGACTAAAGTATCTAATCTGGTCGCATAGCTCATCAGAACCTTGACCATCACTTAGATAGAACTGGTAGAATAGCTCATCCTTAGTTAGCTCTTTGATAGCACGTATAACATCATCCTCTGCTTGCTTCTCCTCTATGAGATCCCTGCGAGTCAAGTTATCTTTTAACTGGTACGACACAAGACCAAGTAAAGACCTTAGCTTAGTCTCTTCCAAGTGCCATGCAGCAAAGGGTATGTTATGTTGTAACATATTGTACTCTAGGTAACGCATGATCTCAGTCTTACCAATACCTGTAGGAGCTTTGATAACTGTGAAGTGACCTTGCATAAGACCTAAGATTTTATCGTCTAAAGCTATGATACCAGTTGGCACATACTGATGCTCAGGTGTGTCAGTATACAAGCTAATGAAGTCATCAGTACTGTTAAGAACATTCTCAGGTGTATACTTCTTAGCATTCCACCAAGCACTCTTAAACTCCGCTGCTGCATTATTGGTCAGGAACTCGTTAGCATCCTTGAACTTGTCATGTGGTACACGGTAGACCTTATTAGGGAACAGTTTAGCCATACGATCAGCTACAGCATTACCAGCTTCGTCGTTATCTACAGACAGGACAATCTTCTCAAAGCTATTGAGCCACTCTGTACACTTCTCCCAGAGCTTCTTAGATGGTGTAGCAGAGGGTAAAGATACTACAGGGTTGGTGTACTGGCTCTTAAGCATTTGGGCTACTGAGAGGGCGTCTAATTCACCCTCAGTAACTGTTACCATCTTAGAGCTACCAGCAGTAAACAGGTTCATACCGAACAGTTCATCACCCTTAAAGCCATCTTTAGTGTAGAATACCTTCTCGTCTAGTTTGCGTACTTTAATTCCCCCGCTGGGGTATATATATTCCTGACGATCAGAGTAAGTCTGTACGCCAAAGTCTTCCATAGTCTTAGCTGTTATACCTCGCATACCTACATAATTTCCACTGGCGGGGTCTTCTATGCGTTTGGGCGTGTAATCTATAACTGTACTCATACTATTATTATCTCTTTCCACTACTGGGTATTTGTCTTTAGCCCAATCAAACATCTGGCTCTTCGATGGGTAACCTCTTTCACATGCATGGCATCTTCCGTACCCATTGCTATTGTAGCTAAAGGCATCGGAAGAGCCACACGACACATATGGACAAGGCTGGTGCGCTGTCTCAGTCATGCGGCTCTCTCCTTATTTATTTACTACCGAACAATTTTTCGTTGGCATAATCTTGTAAATTATCCATACGATAAACTTGACCACGGCCACGGTTTCTACAACCTGCGATATGTTCCATAAAGTAGCTTGGGTCATTGTCTAGCATCCAATCCACTGTACGTTGCTTACCATCAGGCGCATAGTAATATTCCCAAATACCAAAGTCTTCATTCTTCAAGCTATTCTCTACTCTAGCTCTACTATGAATATTACTTTTCTTTTTAGTTTCAGCGACATCTAATAATTCTGCCGCAGAGGTTGGGTTGCGCTCCATTAGGTAACCAGATGCATTGTCGAGTTTCTCAATCGCTTCACTATTTATACCGTCAATACATGTAAGGGCATAGTTGAAAAGGTCGATGTTTGATCCGTTGTTAATATTATCCATAATCATATCCTCAGTTCATTTTAGAAGTGTCAGGTTTCACTAAAAGTAAATCTCCTATTTCAGACAGATGGTTACCTATAGCGTTATACAGGGCTATTAAACCCGCTGCGTTATAAGGTTGAGAGTGCTTCCCATCCCCATTCTCAAGTATGTGCATAATAGACCTAGCCATACCTTTTTCACCTTCTTGCAGGTGCAGATCTCTAGCTGTAGATACTAAAGCCCCTGCCGCTACATTACTATTCCAATTGCTGCCACCTTTCTTCATAAGATCATCTAGGTCAACAGTCTTGGGTTTAGGTGCATTCGTCTTCTCAGGTAAACCTTGGCGTTTTCTCCTTTCATTATCTGCTGCGTTTAGTGTCATGTTACCCTTGCTAACTTCCTCTGCTAAGTCAGGTGCATCACGTTTTATTGCCTTTGCTGTATCGACAGACCTATCAGATACATTAAGCTGGTCTGCCGCTTGTTTGATGGATTTGGCATCACGCAAATTTGCGCTTTGGCTCTTTCCGTACTGATTCCCACGATCACCACCAACAGTCATATTAGCCAAAGCAGCCGCAGTCATAGCCCGTTGACCAGTGGTCAGATGCCTACGCATAAGGTTAGCTGCTACAACACGATCACGGACGACATTAAAAGGCATATCATCTGGTAGGTATTCATAAGTAGGCTTAACGTCAGCCTTCAAACAAGCCTTGTGTCTATGACGCCCATCTACAATCCACCCTTGCCACATCAAGATTGGTTCAAATAAACCATACTGCTTAATACTGACGACAATACCATCAAACTCTTGTGTGTCTTCAAAAGATGTAAACACTGTGGACAACTCATGGTACTTAGGTTCAGTGTCAAACTTAGGTTGATTCCCACTTAAGTCTAAACCTAACATATTTTCTTCATCATCTTCTACTAACATATTAAACTCCTATTGTTGATACTTATGTCTTAACTTAAGTTACACTTTCAGTAAAGGGACAATTACTAATAGGGATACAAACTTAAGTAAGTCAACATCACAAATTGTTACAGACCTTTTCAATACTTCTTGTTATCTGTTGATCTATAGCTTGTTTAGTGCTTCCAACTATATCAGCTACCTCATCTAGTGTCATATCTTGCCAGAATCTCATCTTAAATAGTCTAAGCTCCCTTTCACTTAACACCTTCTCACAGATTGAAACTACATAATTCTCGTAATCTGCCTTCTCGTATTCTTCTGCGTGGTCAGGTATAGATGACGAAAATTCTTCGTAAGATACAGCCTCAGATGACAGAATGTTCCTTAACCAGTTAGCCCCATCTTCTGACATATTACCCGTGTCTTCGTCGTTAATATCGTGTGATAAACGCCTAGCTACGTTATGTTTAGGTATACTAACAGGTTGTAGGCTCAAGTTAATGTAGTCATGCATGGCTCTATTAGCCTCACGGTACAGTTTCGCTGGGTGTACCTCTGGATCTTCAGACCTTAACTCTAGGCAGACTATAGATCCCTCAGATACTAAGTCATCAAAATCATTAGGTCTGTTGTATTTATGTGCTAACTTACGACACATATTTATCAGATCTTCATTACTTATCATAAAGGCCTCCTCTTAGGCTTGATAGAGGCTGATATAACCTCAGTCTTTAGGCATTGACCTATGGCATCCCTATCTATGGCATACACAGGCTCGTAATAGGCTGGTAGAGCGTCTCCACAGGCCCTAGCACTAGGGAAGATGACCTTAGCTTGTAGGTAGTCACCATTTAGCGTGTAGCTCAACACAAGGACAGTATAGAACAACATTACAGATACTCCACTACTCTACCTGTATTCCACTTCTTAGCCTCTTTCTCAGCTTCCTCACGGTCAGTAAATACCCGTACCTCAGTATCATACGTCCAAGGATTCTCCTTCCTTACGAAAGTGTATTCTCCCTTCTCAACCTCTATTTCCACTACATACCTACCCATCACTTTTCTCCTTCTCTAATCCAGCCTTTACTAATGTTACAAAGCCTACATCAAAGATAGCCATGAATGTCTCAGGGTCACACTCTACTTGTAGTGTAGCACTGCCATCCTCGTGTTCTTCTATATCAGTTACTTTGATTATGTCACTCTTCATGGTTTACTCCTATACAAGGCAGTAAGATAGATAGTTTACAGTACTTAGGATATTCGTCATAAGTCATAGCTATTAACACGGGTGGTAAAGCTATCAGTAAAGCTACAATAGCTGATGCCTTGATTGCACCGTTAATGTTACCTCTCATCAATCATTCTCCCTTAACGCTTTCCACGACACAGGAAATAGGTCAATCATAATACGGTCAATTTCCCACGCTACCTCTGCTGTCTCAGCTTGTGTGTCAGGCTTACAGCGTAGGTTACAGGCTCTGGCAAATGCATCCAAGCTACCTGACCAGTACCACTCAGTCATCATGCTCTGTGGCAGTACCATACGTGCTTGCTCAGGACAAATACCTAGATCTAGTAGGTACTCATAGTCTTTCTTAGCTGACTCTGCCATATCTCTAGCTATATCAGAAGACACTGTTACTTTACCAGAGCTACCTTGCTTCTTATCTTTACTACGTCCACGCCATACATCAGGCACATAGAACTCTGGCTCATTATCTATATATCTTCTCGATACTTCGTTCCAACGCAAAAATGAGTGCTTAACAAGTTGTCTAGCTACAAAGACTGGTGCCTTGATGTGGAAGCTCACAAAGCAATGCCCGAAAGGTGATATGTGTTTATGCTTGGCTAAGTACTTGATAAGTTTCTTATCTTTAAGCTTCATATGCTGCTTGAAACTATAGGCATCTGATTCCTCATAGTCCCACTCACTCTCCTTACCAAAGCTTACACGGGCTGCATTAACTACAGTCAAGTCATTACCCATGCTGCCTTTGTATGTTACTTCAATACTCATTAGTACGGTACCTCTCCATTTCCATCACGGAGGTCATTATACCAACCCTTAGATAAGTGTAAAGCCCTCGTTTCACTGCGTAGCTGTGCTACTATAAAATCTTCCTCTACTTCTACTTCATCCTCAGTAGGTATCATAATACCTAACATGCGTAATTCCCTCTCTAGGTCTTGGTTCATAGCTCTGCTCCCATGCAAAAGATGTGTCTACCGCCTACCTTCATAGCTAGTACCTTGTCAAGGTTAAAACACTTGTAACCTTCGCTAGTCTTAAGGGTCACATAGCCATTACTACGCAGGGCTTCCGCAGCTATACGTCCACGCTCATTTCCCTTGAGGCCCTTCTGTACATTCATACGGCCATTGTACACACGCTCCTCATCAGTCTTAGTCAGGAACTTGACTGTGATGAATCCGTTAAGGTTATCAGCAATTACATTACTTACCATTGTCTTATCTAGCGCCATTGTGTCTCTCCTTATGTATATGATTCGGCTCTATAGTTACAGTCACATCTTCTAATAACTCAGTCAACCCTCTTTTGTAATTCTCTGCTGACCTCATAGTACCAACCAGTTTCCAGCAACATAAATTCCCATCGGGGGTATATACACTACAGCGTAGCATTGTCATCTGTTTCACTGCGTAGCGGTGCTACTATCTCATCTATTGATAGTGGTATACTGTCGTATTCTTTCCTGTACTCCACCTTATAGTCTTCTCTTCCGAATGGGTTGCGACACTCATAGATAAAGTCTATTGCGTCTGACTCCATAAGAAACAAAGCTATGACATCGTTTAATTCAGTATTGATTACACAAAACATATTATTCGTCCTCTTCATTACTATTGAGATATTCCCATTCCTCTTGACCCTCTTGGCATACAGCACAGATCGTATCATTGTCACCATGCATTTCCTCGAAGGTCTTGTAGAACTCACAACACTCACAAAAGTATTCTTTATTCATTCTAAATAACATTATTACACCTTTCCTAAGTATTCTAGGTTAAACCATTTACCGTTATCTTCTAACCATGTAAACCCACCTTCTGGGCTATCCCATGCTATATAATCACTATGACGGTTAAATGTGTTAGGTGCAAATACTTTATGAGCTACACCTAATTTATTCATCATAGCATTAGCTTTATCACAGATGTCTTGTGCAGTATTTTCATCGGTGGGGTCTTGTAATTCAATCCATATTTTCATTATGATTCTCCTACAGCTTTCTGTCTAACTGATTCATACTCTACATCGTCCAGCAAGTTAGTCAAATGCTTTTTAGCTTCTTTGATGTCATCCTTCAAACGATCAATGTCATTCTTAGCATCTTCCAGATACTCAAAGAGGCTGTTGATCTTATCCTGTTTAGTCCACGACATATCACCTTCGCAGGTATGGTTCACGTTTATCCCACGTTCAGCATCCTTGCGGTAGTCTTCCGCACGACAAACAGCAGTTTGTAAATCACTTTCGATCTCTCTGATCTGCTTAATAATATTTTCCATCGGTACTCTCCTCTACTAGAATTTAGAATCACCCTACTAATTTCCACTGCGGGGGTCAAGCTCTTAATTTCCACTGGTGGGGGGTCATTTTCCATCGGAGGGGGTGTTCCTGATTCGTTCCAGTGTTCCTGATTCGTTCTCGATTCACGATTCGTTCCTGATTCGTTCCAAACTACCGATTCGGATAGATCCAAAAATGCTGTCAATGGCACAAAAGGATAGTTGACAAGGAATTTCGGATAGTGTGGCTTAAATACTATGATTCGCAACAAAGATTCACTTGACACAAGATTCTGCTTTACGAATCGGACTCCAGTATATAACGCAAGCGAATCACGTAAACCTGAGTCTTTTGATATGGTATTTTGAGCTGTCATGATTCGTTTTTGGCATATCGTGCAATCTATACGTCAATTGTTATTTTTGCATACCTGCCATGCGTTTTATGCAATAGTTTAATCATTAAACTAATGAGTCGGATTCCGCTAACAAACGGTTGTCGGGATAATAACCGAGCCTCACCTATTATAATAAAGTGATTCGCCATCTGAGTCAACCCATAAAATCTACAATATACTTTTTTGTTCAATCCTATACTTTCGGATAGGTTTTTATTCTTTGGGATATTTAGGCTATACAATGGGCCGATTTTTGGGATAAAGCGTTTTTTGTGAGTTACCCTACCTTAAACCGTTACCCCTACTCAGTGAGCGTTTTTGAGCCTCTCAGAGCCTATTGCGCTGCTTGTCCCGTCTGCTATACTGATTCCAGTCTTTAACCTTTACCGATTCGGGAGTCTTAAAATGTTACATGAGAAACAAGCAAAATCAGTGATCCGTAAAATGATCCGCAAGGCCAAGCAAGACTGGACCACTGGCCTTTATGTTTATCTGTCTTATGATGATGAGGTACAGAACCTAGATCATAATGGGCAAGTATCTTTCAAGGAAAAGGATATTATTGACGCTGTCATGTGTGCAGATGAAACGGTTTTACGTTTTGTAAGAATGACAGACGGCCATCATATGGGTTCAGTCTTGTTTGTCTTCGATTATGACCGTTTACCAGAAGAAATAATATCCGACTACACAGACAACGACTATACGAATCGTCTAGTCAAACATGCGGAGTCTTAATATGTTTAACTTTCTTGCTTTTCTTGCTTGGCTGTTGGTTTTCCTATCAATGGTTTTAGCTATATTCTTTGCGCCTTTTGTATTCTCTACACTCTTTGGCGTTTTGGTGTTTTCTCTTTTCTTATCTATATCGGTGGCCGTTGCTATCGTTATTAATACGGATTTTTAATCGTGGATTATCAATTGAGAATTAGGGACGTTCTAGGCTGGTTCTTTGCAATGATGCTATTACTTGCGGCAATGTATTGCTTGCCATATCTCACACTTTTAGAGCCGTTTCACGATGATTGCGGAGTCGGTATCATGACTCAAAATAGTGGCGGTTTTTATATTAACTTAGTTTGCAAGGGGTAAACAAAATGACAAAACGCACAAATACAATAAACCTATTAAACGACATAAAGCCTAGACTCTATAATGGCTTTAAATCCAAAGCGGAATGTTTGCGAGTAATCCGCAAGGCTGGTTTTAATTTTACTTCGGCTCTAGGCGCTGTTGAGTCTAATCCTAAGATTGCAAAGAACAGCAAGCTTGGAGTCTTAAGTCGGGGTCATAATTTTGCACCAGCAAAAACAGCCGGTCATTACTTCAAGCAATCTAGAAAAGGCTTGCGCAAGGTTTTAATTAATACATGTTCAGAAGCTAGTCTAGGATGCGCAGAAGCTTGCTTACATACTGCTGGAAACCCTATCTATCTACCCAATAAGGTAAAAGCCCGCATTGCTAGGACTCAAGCCTTTTACAATGTAAGGAAAGCCTATCTAGCTCTAATATGTTTTGAGATTGAGTCCCACTATCGCAAGGCTGTTAGCCTTAATATGATATGCGGAATCCGACTTAATACGACTTCAGACACGCCTTTTGAATCCGTATATCTTGACGATGGTAAAACCATCTTTGAAACATTCCCGCAAGTCGATTTTATGGACTATACAAAACGCTTCAAGGCTATGCTTAGGTTTTGTGATGGTAACATGCCTAGCAATTATCATTTAACGTTTAGCAAGTCGGAATCCAATTGGCAGCAATGCTTGGAAGTCTTAAAGGCTGGTGGCAATGTTGCGGCCGTATTTGATAAGCTACCCGAGTCCTATGCTGGCTATACTGTCATTAATGGGGATGAATCCGACTGGCGCCCTATGGATCAACAAAACGTTATAGTAGGACTCAAGGCTAAAGGCTTGGCACGTAATGACGACTCCGGCTTCACAATTCGCATAGCAGCAACACAAGAAAAGGAATTAATCTAATGACACTGATAGCAAACTATCCAAGCAAGAAAGCATGCAAAGAAAGCATAGGCGAGCCGCTCAAGTATATCGAAACAAGCTTATTCGGTGCTGAGTATACGCCCAACGGAACTCTGACAGTAGCCAACCGCCCACATATAACTAAGCAAGGTCGACAATGGTTTGGCCGTGTAACAATGCGCAATGGCTTAATTGATAAAGTTACTTAAGACTCTTTAAACTAACGACTCCCCAACTGGACTCTGGCTTAGGCTGGAGTCTTTTTTGTTTTGTGGCAATGCTTTATATCTTGACCAGTTAGTCAGGTTCTAATGTTATGTTGACAGTGTAAACATTTAAAGAGAGTCTATAGGGTGCTGCCGATTCGCTCGCCAAGCGCTAGTTTTTTCTTTTTGTCAAGCCTAGATCACGTTTTGTTTCAGTCTTGTAACATTTGATCACATTTTTACACTAGGGGGTTGACATTCGTTGGGACCCTCTGTATTATACGCAGGTGATTCGGTTGGGGTCTGTTTCCACCCACATCTATAACATAAGAAAATACCTTTGGGGTGTGTTACAACCATAGGTAGACATGCGCTACCTTCTAGAGTCAACTACACAAAAAAAGAATCGTTAGTAATCAACAACATATAAAATAGTTTAAATACTTGTGTTGACTTATTGTAAAAAGTATCCCTATAGTATAGTAGGAGCTATACTTAAGTATATACTTAAGATTCTCACTCTTTCAGTTTATATATACTTAATAGAATAAGAGACTTAAGTATAAACTTAAGTATAGGTAGTACCACATGAGTGTCCACGATAAGATCCCCTATAGTGAAGTGATAGCCAAGAAGGTTAGAGAAGGTATTCGTAGTGGAGTATCTGTTAAAGATATTTTGTCGTCTATCCAGAAGTATCAGAATGCCCCCTCAAGTACAGCTACCTTCTATAAACTATATGGTGAGGACATAGCTGAAGAGAAGGCTTCTATTGTAGGTGCTGTAGGTTCTGTCGTTGTACAGCAAGCATTAGAGGGTGACTTCAAGTCTCAGGAACTGTTTCTTCGTAGTAAGGGTGGTTGGTCGCCTACATCTACAGTTAATGAGGTGGATCAAGTTGAAGACCCCGATGTAGATGAGTCAGCTATTGACTCCCTGATGAACCTATTAGGTAAGACCCGTACCGATGATAACAGAGAAGCGTAGCTTCGACACTCTTCGAGTTACAGCCCAGACTCTTAGAGACTTACCAGATTCTGATGTAGCTGCACTATTAGAAGAACTAGGCCCCAAGAAGACTGAAGAGTTACAACACAACTGGGAATTTTGGGCTAGACCTGAACAGTTAGAGCCAGAGGGTATATGGAATGTTTGGGTTGCACTTGCTGGTCGTGGCTGGGGTAAGACCCGTGCAGGTTCAGAGTGGGTCAGACACAGGATCAAGAAGGGCGATAAGATCGTTCATTGTGTTGCACCTACTAAAGGTGATGTTCGCAGGGTTATGGTTGAGGGTGACTCAGGTCTACTCAATGTCTGTTGGAAGGGTGATAAGACATATAGGGGAAAGCATATTGGATTTCCTACTTGGTCGCCTACCAACAATACTCTGACATGGGAGAATGGCTCTAAGGCTGTATTCTTCTCCGCTGAAGACCCAGAGAGATTACGTGGGCCACAAGCCTACTCAGCATGGACGGATGAACTCTGTGCATGGAGGAATGCCCAAGAAACTTGGGATATGCTACAGTTTGGTTTACGTTTAGGTAAGCGTCCTCAAGTATTCGTAACGACGACACCTAAGACAACCAAACTGATACGCACAATACTAGACGATGATAAGACTACCATTAGCAAAGGGAGTACCTATGATAATGCAGCCAATCTAGCAGATACCTTCTTAGATGCAGTAAAGAAGACTTATGAGGGAACAAGGTTAGGTAGACAAGAATTATATGCAGAAATACTTGATGAAGCATCTGGCGCATTATGGAATAGGCAACAACTTGCGAAGTGTGAGATAGACAAGGATGACGTACCATCTCTTAATAGGGTGGTTATTTCTATTGATCCGGCTATTACGTCAAATGCAGAAAGTGACATGACTGGTATTGTAGTTGCTGGTGTAGATGTCAACGGAATAGCTTACGTCTTAGAAGATCACACAGGTAGATATACTCCTCAACAGTGGGCATCCAAAGCTGTAGAACTCTACAGAGAACACATGGCTGATAGGATTGTAGCTGAAAGAAACCAAGGTGGCGATATGGTTCGTCACACATTACACACAGAAGATGAAACTGTCCCAGTAAAGCTCGTACATGCATCCAGAGGGAAGATGGCAAGGGCTGAACCAGTATCCGCATTATATGAACAGGATAAGGTTAGACACGTAAGAGGGCTTAATGATTTAGAAGATCAGATGGTACAGTGGGAACCTCTAGGGTCCATAGGCTCACCAGACCGTCTTGATGCTTTAGTTTGGGCTATAACGGACCTCTCATTGAATGGCTACGCAAAACCTACGCTGAAACTAGCGTACAGTAGCGCCAAAGGATTACGGTAATGGTTAAGAAGCTCTCAGAGACAGAGGCCAAGAAGGTATTAGGTGTAGCGGGTGATAACACCTACAATGGTCAGATACGGGCTGATGAGTTTCTACCTGAGTTGCGTGGCAAGAAGGCTATACGCAAGTACCGTGAGATGAGAGATAACGACAGTACTATCGGTGCTGTCATGTATGCTACTGAACAAGTCCTTCGTGATGTTGATTTAAAGGTGATGCCAGCCAATGATAGTGCAGAAGCTAAAGAAGAAGCTGAGTTCGTTAAGTCTGTACTTGATGATATGGACCATACCCTTGATGA